TTCCCTGGACCGTAGGGGCTTCGAGGAAGCGTGACAGCACATCGTGATGGCCCTGCTCCTCGGCAAGCATTGCCTCAACGGCGTACTTCATCGGGTCTTCAGCAACTGCAAGACGCAAGGTCTGGAGCAGGACAATGGCGTGGGCCTCGCCCTGAATCAGGATTTGAAGTGCCTGTTGGGGGTCCGACGTCGGCACCGGCATTGGTGACGGCGGAATCGGTACACCACCTGGTTGAATCGCAGCGATGCGTTGCAACAAGTACGAGGCATCGCGCAGCTCGGACTCGGCGTGCTTCTTGAAAATCTTGGCGAGCTCGCCGCGTCCCGCCCCCGTCATCATCTCGGCGTAGTAGACGTAGGCGATCTGTTGCTTCAACTCATGGGCGGCGCATTGTGCCAGAATCCCGATAACATCAGGAGTCCCGGACTCCGCACCCCCATCCTGTGGCGGTGCGTCCTCAGCCGGGACTTCCTCCACGACTTCAGGCGCCACCTCAACTGGAGCCGATTCAGCGGCGAGCTTCTTCAGGCCGAGGAACAGTTCAACAGCACCATCGAAGTGGAACTGCTCCGTAGCGAGAAGATCTTCATCGGTGTAGACGCGACTCATTGGAAACCTCACGGGGCAAGAACAACGATGTATTGACCGGAGTTACCGAAAGCGATGCTCGTCACTGTAGCGGGGTCCACAGCCCCGGCGCTGGTCGTATCCACGGCCACGGAAAGCCCCAACAGGACATTGGCAGTACCCAAGGTGTCGATGACAATCCCGGCATCGGCCTGAAGCACGACCTCACCGGTGCTGCCATTGGAAGACCCCACGGTTTGGCGCTGGGTAGCAATCCCGGTGTGCACGGCATTGATCTCAGCCACGACTTCCGCCGTAGTGCGTAGTGCCCCAGCTGAACCACTAAATGTCACGGTGCCCGATGGAGTATTGAAGATCAGTGTTTTGCCACCAAGGGGGAGACTGGCGAACTGCTTCGGAACATGAACCGACCCGTTGAGGACATCCTCGATACGTTGACGGTCACCAATAATCACACTGTACGGCATCGGGTCCTCCTCAGATGTAGCCAGTATTGCTAAGTGCCAGGTAGTCACTGTGCACGCCGCTTGGTGCGATATCCAGAATGCTGTTGACGTTGATAGCGGTCTTAACCTGGCGCTTGTTCTGCTCATACGCCGAGGTCAGGAAATCCAACATCGACCGCAGCATCGGGGCTTTGTCATTCATGACGGTGTTGATGCCACCATCGCTGAAGCTCAGATAGTTACGGTTGTAGATGATCATGAGGCTCTGAATGAGACTGATGGTAGTGCCGCGAACTGCGAGGTTCTGCAGATTGTAGCCCCAGATGTCATCCAGTGTGAAACCGGAGAACGGCGGGGTTCCATTGAAGTCACTGAGAAAGTCCAGAGTCGCCCATGTGATCATGCGATCGGAGCTTTCCTCCCCACGAATGAGGAGGTTGAGCTCGGCGAAATCCCTAGTGAAGAGTCGTACCGACTCCACATGGGCGCGGAGCGCCGCAGCACTGGGCTGAGACAGGCCCTGGAGCTGCGCCGCCATTACAGCACCACGATCTTAGCAACAAGCATCTTCTTGGTGTCGGACTCCTCGACAGTGATGCCGAGGGTTCCGCACAACGCGACGAGAGCGGTGCGGTTCATCTTGTCGAGTGCTTCAGCGTTGGGGACCACTGGTGTCGCTTCAACTGGGGGCAATGCACCGACTGCAGCTTCCACAACACCGACTGTGGCCTCTTCCACAACAGGTTCTGGTGTGACTACTGGTTCTGGTGTGGCTACTGGTTCTGGTGTGGCTACAGGTTCTGGTGTGGCTACTGGTTCTGGTGGTTCTGGGTCGTACTCTGCGGCAATGGCTTCCACCACCGCCGGCGCAACGCCGAGCAGGGCGGCGAGTTCCACAGGGTCTACGAAGTCGTCGTGGCTGTGTTGGACGATGAGTTGTCCCGAGGTGATGTGACGAACGACCTCGGCGAGATTGGCACGGACCCAATCCAGGGTCACGGCGACACGACGTTTCGGGCGGAACGGGATGTTACCGATGCGGAAGCTCCGTGGCTTGAATCGAGCCGTGCGGCGTGCCGCTTTGGTTTGAACTGAACTGCCCGCACCGAAGAGATAGATCATGTCCGTCATAACGCCCTCGTGTTGGTTCTAGAAACGAATAAGGGGCACCGGCTTTACGGCCGATGCCCCTATTGGTGTTTAGGGGATGACCCCGAGATCAGAACTGCACGACGCTGGGGTAGTACTGACCAGCTGACGCACGGTTGTTCACTGCACCCAAATCGGCCTCGGCCTTTGGCGTCACATCAGCAAGGATGCTGTCCGCATCCGCACCACTGGCGTCACCGGCGTAGAGCTCGAGCTTCCGAACCGACGCGATGTTGGCAATCAGCATGCCGACGTCCTTCCACGCAACGAACTTGATCATGTTGATGACCTTGTCGATGTAGAACTTCGTCTGGTTCAAGATGTAGAACCGGCCCAAGAACTCCGGCGCCGTGAAGGCGTAGACGTTACCGGGGCGCAGGATGTCAGTCTTGATGGTGCGGATGAAGCGCATGCCCAACAGGGTGTTGAACTTGATGCCATGCACCAAGGTCTCGCTCTGGATGGCCATGCCTTGGTCCTCGATGGTCCATTGAAGGATGTCGTTGTAGTCGACCTCCGACATGAGGAACATCGCACACTGCAAGCGGTTGCCGTTGAGCAGCTTCATGAGGCGAACCAGGTCGGGACGCTGCACCGGGAGGGACAACGCGGTATCTGCGGCACCAGTGGTACGAGCGAACTCACCCTTGGTGACGGAGAACTCCACGGTGCTGCCGATGGTGGCGTTGTGCAGTGCAGTTGCGCTGCCACCGTTGGCTTCGACCTGAAGCGCTTGCACACCGGATTCGGCGTGAATCAAGAACTCGCGGTCCTGGATTTCACCGATGTCTTTGACCGAGTTGTCCTCCACGACCTTCGTGATCGGGAAGTCATAGGCCAAGAGCTCTTGCTCTGGCTTCTGGAACATGTCCGACATGATGGTGAAGAACGCGCACTCCACACGCAGGCCGCGGATGAAGTTTGCACGGGGTTCGCCACGGAAGTTCACAACCGATGCACGGCTGCGAGGCTCCAACGAGACGATCTTGACCAGGGAGTCGTGGTTCACCGACACCTGGCACTGTGCTGCATCGACGTTCTCAGGTGGGAGCACCTGTTCGACGAAGCTGGACTCGCGCAAGCGGTCCCTGACGAAGCCACCGAAACGTGCCGCGACCTTGGTCTTCAGCGCCGGATCAGACAGCTGGTTGATCAACATCTGGAAAGTATTCTGCACGACGTTTTCCTCCTGTGATCCGGATTAGAGACCAGTCACGTGAACTTGAATGCGTCCGCCACCATTGACGGCCGCCGTCTTGACGATGTAGCCCAACACGAAGTTGGTCGACGCCGCGACAAGACCACTGCGGGAAAGGCTGCTGACAGTGCATGTGCCCTGACCCACCTTGGCACCAAGAGTCGTCAACGCAGTGTCGAAGACCAAGGTGTTGATGAACATCGACGGGCCAACGACACAAGTGAGGCGCTTCGACGCTTGGACGTTCGTGTCACCACGTTCGTCGATGCAGAAGTACGACGGGATCGTCGCATCTGTTGCACGGGCCCACTTGCCCGTTGCGTTGAACTGCAGCAACTCACCATCAATGAGGGCGAGGGGGCTGGTCGACGTCGGAAGCACAAGCAGTGGGTCGGAGACCTCCACTGGCATGCGCATCACGCGATCGAATGTGGGCATCACGATTTCAAACTGACGATCATAGCTAGCCATGGTTCGGTTTCCTTTCTCGTCGGACTAGGCGGTGAAGCCCTGGTTCAGGACGAAGTCATCCAACTCGGTACTGGTCGTTGCGGCACTCCCAGCTTCTTGCGCCTCTGAGAGCTTCGTGAGTCGGACGCCACCAGCGGCAATCTCGACGGCGTCTTCTGTACTGGCCAGCTTCGGTGCTGGCATCGCGCGGAGCGCCGCGACCTTCTCATCGAAAGTCGTCGTGGGGTCCAAACCGCGTTCCTCCATACGGAGAGCAACCTTCATGACGTGCAACTCATGACGAGCGGCGTCGCGCTCCTCAGCGAGTTTCACGTTGCTGTTCGACAGCTTGATGAGATGGGTGCGAGCCGCACCGAGAATCTCTGGAACCTGTTGTCCTGCGGACTTTTCCATGGTGCCTCCTACGCCGAAGCGGCGTATTCCTTCAAGCCGTTGATGATAGCAGCAGCCGCTTGGCGATCTCCCGCTGAAGCCGTGGTGTCATGCAGCACTGCCGCAACCTTGGTGAGGTAACGTCGACCCACTGCGGGGTCGATCTTGGCCGATGAAGTCTTGGCTGACATCTTGAGGCCGTCATTGTGCGTGACAGCAGCCAGAGCCGCGGGGTCCTTCTTCGGCGGCTCCGTCAACACACCGCGAAGCTCCGCAGTGTTACGGTCACGGGCCTGGGCACGTGTCATGCTGATCAGGGCCGCAGCATCCGGGACATGATTCGAGCCACTTGGGCCCTTATCCAACTCGGAGCCTTCCATCGCCGCGGTCTTGACCTCAGCGTCCAAACGATCAGCAGCAGCGGTATTACCGATGCGCCGGTACATTTCAGCCTGAGCGACCTTGGCAGCAACCACAGCGTCATGAGCGGACTTAGTGCTGGGGTCGTTCTTCTGCACGTCGCTGTGGTCATGCACCGAGGTGAAGTCTTCAGCGGAGTTCGCCATCTCCGTACCACGCACTGAACTCGGAATGCCCTTCACAGTGCTGGTCGCTTTGGGATGCGTCGGCTTCTCGTCATGACCCGCGACGAGAACTTCCATGGCAGCAGCCTTCTTGACCAACTCAGTGGTCAGTTCCGCCGCGATGCCAAGAGCCTCGGCCAGCTTCATGCCGTACTCCGCGTCACTAAGAACAGTTCGTGTGTCAGTCTCAGCCGCAACTTTGGCAGGTGCCTGAGGTTGGGCCGATGCAGTCTTGGTCGGGGTGTTGAACAACACATCAAGGTCGTTTTCGACTCGTGGAGCGGTGTCACGTAGACCCGCAACCTTGATTTCAGCTTCCGCAGCGACTAGCGCGGAGTTCACAATGTCTTTGATCGATCGGGCCATGGCTCACCTATACCGGTGGGGGTGGTGTAACAATGCTGGTT